CGTCGAAATCACCCGTGCCCTCACCACCTTGCGCCTGTCCGGCATGGCCCAGGCCCTCGAGGCGCGCCTGCTCCAGGCCCAGGCCGAGAAGCTCGCTCCGCTCGACTTCCTCTCCGCGCTCGTCAACGACGAGCTGACACGTCGAAGCGACAGCTTCATCCAACGCCGCCTGAAGCAGGGCGCCTTCCGCGACGCGGGCAAGACGCTCGACGGCTTCGACTTCGACTTCAACAAGAAGATGAATCGCCGCCTCGTCTTCGAGCTGGCCACCGGCGGCTTCGTGGAGCGACGCGAGGACGCGCTCTTCCTCGGCCCTCCAGGCACCGGCAAGAGTCACATCGCCCAGGCCATCGGCCGCGCCGTCATCCAGTCCCAGGGCCACCGCGTCCTCTACCGCGAAGCCCACCACCTGCTCGAGGAGCTGGCCGAGTCCAGCCTCGAGGGCACCCGACGACAGAAGCTCGATGCGCTCACCAGCGCCCCGCTGCTCGTCATCGATGACCTCGGCATGCGCAAGCTGCCCGCCACCGCCGCAGAGGACCTGCTCGAGCTCATCATGCGCCGCTACGAGAAGGCTTCCACCCTCATCACCTCCAACAGGCCCGTGGAGGATTGGGGGAAGCTCCTGGGCGACAACGCCGCCGTGGCCGCCATGCTCGACCGGCTCCTGCACCATGCCCACGTCGTCCAATTCGGCCCTCGAAGCTGGCGCACCAAGGGGGCCATGGAGTTGCGGTCCGCCGAGTCCGCAGGGTAGGAGTCCTCCTGTCTCGGCCCTCTCTCTTTGGCCGGTTTTGACGGGACCCTCTTTGGCCGGTTTTCACCTGACCATTGAGGCTCTGGCCGAAGGACAAGTCGCTGGAGCTGCTGGGCAAGTACCTGAAGCTCTTCACCGACAAGGTGGAGCTGACGGAGATGAAGAAGAGCCACGAGGAAGCGCTGGGGGAGCTGGAGTGAGCGCGGCCCAGCAGGCGCGGAAGAAGCCCTCCCTCCGAACGCAGGTGGCTCGGCGCCGTCAGCCGCGCGAGCTGAGGGGGCGTGGCGTGCGGCCGGTGGCGCAGGACGCGCAGGAGGAGCTGTCACCGCGCGAGAAGGCCATCCGCCAGCGGCTGAAGGACGACTTCCCGCACTACGCGGAGAAGTGCCTGCGGATTCGCCCGAAGGAGGTGTCCGGGGCGGCGTTGCCGCAGCTGAAGCTGAACAAGGCCCAGCTGTACCTGCACGAGAGGCTGGAGGCGCAGCTCCGGAAGACGGGGAGGGTGCGCGCCATCATCCTCAAGGGGCGCCAGCAGGGGTGCAGCACGTACGTGGAGGCGCGCTTTTACTGGAGGGTGTCACACCGGAAAGGGGTGAGCGCCTACATCCTCACGCACGAGGACCCGGCCACCGCCAACCTCTTCAAAATGGCGAAGACGTACCACGAGCACTGCCCGTCGCTCGTGAAGCCGTCCACCAGCGCGTCCAACGCGAAGGAGCTGCTCTTCGACAAGCTGGCCTCCGGGTACAAGGTGGGCACCGCAGGGAGCAAGGGGACGGGACGCTCGTCGACGCTGCAGTACTTCCACGGCTCGGAAGTCGCCTTCTGGCCCAACGCCTCGGGCCACATGCGCGGCGTGCTGGAGGCCGTAGGCAACGTGCCGGGGACAGAAATCATCCTCGAGTCCACCAGCGACGGGCCGCAGGGACTCTTCTACCGGCTGTGCCTGGCGGCGCAGAAGGGGGAGAACGAGTACGAGCTCATCTTCATCCCCTGGTTCTGGCAGGACGAGTACCGCCTGCCGGTGCCCGCGGGCTTCGAGCGCACCTCGGAGGAGGTGCGGTACGCGGAGCTGTGCCAGCAGGTGCATGGCTACGCCCTGGACGACGGGCAGCTGGCGTGGCGCCGCTCGAAGGTGTCGGCCTTCGAGAAGGGCGTGGCGGACTTCCGGCGCGAGTACCCGGCGACGGTGGAGGAGGCCTTCAAGTCCGCGGCGGTGGGCGCCCTATGGACTCCCGAGACGCTGGAGGAGGCGCGCGCGCCTCTCCCGGTGGACGCCGAGGGCAAGCCGCTGCCCATGGTGCGCGTGGTGGTGGCGGTGGACCCGGCTGGCGGGGACGGCCCCAGCAACGACGAGGTGGGCATTGTCTGCGCGGGCAAGGCCTCCAACGGGCACGCCTACGTGTGGCTGGACGCCTCGGCCAAGTACTCGGCGGAGGGGTGGGCCACGAAGTCGTTGGCCCTCTACGAGAAGGAGTGCGCCGACGCCGTGGTGGGCGAGAAGAACTTCGGCGGGGACATGGTGGAGACCACCATCCGCAGCAAGGCGAAGGAGATGCGCAGGCCCGTCAACGTGAAGGTGGTGACGGCCTCGCGCGGCAAGGCGAAGCGCGCGGAGCCGGTGGCCGCGCTGTACGAGCGCGGGAAGGTGCACCACGTGGGCCGGCTGCCCGCCCTCGAGGACGAGATGACGACGTGGGTGCCCGGGGAGTCCACCTGGAGCCCTAACCGAATGGACGCCGCGGTGTGGGCGCTGACGGAGCTGATGCTCGACACGTCAACGCACTCCATGCGCGTCGGGAGCTACCGATGAGCGCCACGTGCGCCGCTGCGCCGGCACCGGGTGTCGTCCTGTACGTGTCCGGCCCGTACCGCGTCTGGGTGCGCCGCGCCGTGCTGGCGAAGGCCCAGCGCCTGGCCCGCGTGCGTGCCCCGCTGGAGACGGGCGGACTGCTGCTGGGGCAGGTGGTGGACGGCGAGGCCCACGTGCTGGCGCTGACGGGCCCGGGACGGCGCGCGCTCCGCAGCCGCCTGGGCTACGAGGCGGACCGTGCCCGCGACAACCGCCTGGTGGCGCGCGTCCACCCCCGGCTGCACTACCTGGGCGACTGGCACACCCACCCGGGTGGCCCCGCGGTGCTGTCCGCGACGGACGTGTCCTCCATTCGGGGGACGCTGACGCTGTCCCGTCCCGAGGTGCTGCACCTGCTGCTCGCGGGCCCGGCCGACATGGGGGCCGCCGTGGCCTCTCTCTTTACTCTGGTGCGCGGCGAGTCCGCCGCCCGCCGCATGACTCCCGAGGTGGCAACGTGACGTGCATTGCAGGCGTGGTGGCGCGGGGGCGCGTGTACCTGGGCGGGGACAGCGCGGGCGTCGCCGGGTACGAGCTCACCGTCCGCGCCGACACGAAGGTGTTCTCCACCGGCCCCTTCCTCGTCGGCTTCACCTCGTCCTTCCGCATGGGGCAGGTGTTGAGGCACGCCTTCTGCCCACCGCCGTTGCCGACGCGGCCCGGGGCGCTGGGCCGGTACATGGTGGTGGACTTCGTCGACGCGGTGCGCGCTGCCCTGAAGGACAAGGGCTGGGCGGCGAAGCAGAACGAGCAGGAGTTGGGCGGCACCTTCCTCGTCGGCGTGGCGGGGCACCTCTTCCGCGTCGAGGCCGACTACCAGGTGGCGGAGTCCCGCGACGGCTTCGACGCCGTGGGGTGCGGCAGCGAGGCCGCGCGCGGGGCCCTCTTCGCTGCCCGGCACCTCAAGCCCGAGGCGCGGGTGCGCATGGCGCTGCGCGCGGCGGAGCGCTTCAGCGCTGGCGTCCGCGGGCCCTTTCGGGTGGTGTCCGGGTGAGCGCCGCCCGCCGCCGGCCCGGCACCTCCTGGCGCCTGCGCGGGCGAGGCCTGCCGCGCGCGGCCCGGCGCGATTCCGCATGGCTGGTGCTGCGCTTCTTCCCCCACCTCGCGGACCCGACGTCCCGGCGCCTCTCCCGCCTGGCGCTCCGCAACTGGCAGTACGTCCACCTTCGCCGTCCCGGCCATGCAGAGAGGGCCAGCCCATGACGTCCGACGTGAGCAACGAGAGCAGCGCGTACAAGGCGATGAAGCCGCACTGGGCGCTGGTGCGGGCCCTGCTGGGAGGCACCGAGGCCATGCGCGCCGCGGGGACGACGTACCTGCCTCAGCATGCGCGCGAGTCCGAGGAGGCCTACAGAGAGCGCCTCCAGCGCAGCTTCCACTTCAACTACTTCGAGTCCGCCCTCGGCACCCTGGCGGAGATGCCCTTCACCAAGCCGGTGACGTTGTCCGACTCCGCCCCCGAGGAGCTGCACGCCCTCGTGGACGACGTGGACAAGCAGGGCAACGACGTGACGACGTGGGCGCGCAACGCCTTCGCGGACGGGCTGGCCAACGGACTGGTGCACATCCTCGTCGAATTCCCCAGGGTGGACAGGACGCAGGTGCAGACGCGCGCGGACGAGGAGGCGGCGGGCGTACGCCCGTACTTCGTTCACGTGACCGCTGAGTCCCTCCTGGCGGCCTACGCCACGGTGGAGGGCGGCGCCCAGGTGCTGACGCATATCCGCATCCGCGATCCGGTGACGCGGGTGTCCGGCTTCGAGGAGGTGGTGGTGGAGCGCGTCCGCGTGCTCGAGCGAGACAGGTGGGAGGTGTACGAGAAGGAGGGGAACGGCACCTGGGCGCTGGTGGACAGCGGGGAGAACACGCTGGGCTTCATCCCCCTCGTCACCTGGTACGCCGGCAAGCCCAAGGGCTTCATGCTCATCCGCCCGCCGCTGCTCTCCCTGGCGGAGAAGAACCTGGAGCACTGGCAGTCATCCAGCGACCAGCGGAACATCCTCACCATCACCCGCTTCCCAATTCTGGCGGCCTCGGGCGTGACGGACGACTCGCCGCGAGGCGGGGGCGTCGAGCTCGAAGGGCTGGACGCGGAGGACAGGGAGTTCCTCGGGAGGCCCAGTGGGCGCGGCGGCATCGCCATCGGCCCCCACTCGCTGCTCACCACCAGCAACCCCCAGGGGAAATTCTACTACGTCGAGCACGCCGGGGCGGCCATCGAAGCGGGCGCGAAGGACCTCGAGCGCCTGGAGGACCAGATGGCGGCGCTCAGCGTCGAGCTGCTCGTCCGCCGGAAGAGCAACACCACGGCCACCGAGAAGTCCATCAACGCCGGGCAGAGCTACTCGAAGCTGGGCGCCATGGCGCGCACCTTCGGCGACGCGCTGGAGCTGGCCTTCCACTTCGCTGCCCGGTGGATGGGCGTCGAGGTGCCGGACGACAAGCTGAAGGTGTCCGTGCACACGGACTTCGGCGTGGAGGAGGGTGACGCGCAGGGCCTGGAGGTGCTCTTCAAGACTCGCGCGGCGGGCGACATCTCTCGCCGTGCCTTCCTGAAGGAGCTGCAGCGCCGGGGCACCCTCTCCGCGGACTTCGACGAGGAGTTGGACTCGGACTACCTCGCGGAGGAGGGGCCCAGGCTGGGCACCGTGGGCCGCGAGCCGAGGGACGAGCCCCAGGCGCAGCCCGGCCAGGGCACCCAGGAGTCCGGCTCCGAGCCGCCTGTGGACGGTGAGCCTGCTGCCTCTGCCGGAGGTGTCGCGTGATGCTCTTCGCCGTCGGGGCGCGGGCCGTGCGTGCAAACGGATGAATGCCCTACGGCCAGCGCGCCCCCCGGCGCGCAGAGCGGCCTGCGCGCCGGGGGGCTTGCGTCAGTCCAGCCCGTGGAACAGGGGCAGGTTGGCGGGGGCGGGATAGATGGCCACGCCGTGGGTGACGCCGAGGTCGGCACTGGAGATGAGAGTCTGGGGCACCGGCGCACCGGTGGCGGCGAGCTGGCCCGGGCTCAAGCGGGCGATGTCGCCGGAATCGTAGCCCAGCCAGAGCCCTCCCTCCTCGTCGAAGGCGAGCTCCCTAGGGCCTCCGACGTCGAGCCACACCGCGGGCGTGACGGTCCGTGGGCCCGCGTCGCCCTGCTCCCTGGGGGTGAGCCGGGCGACGATGCCACTCGCGGCATAGGCGACCCACAGGTTGCCTTCCTCGTCGAAGGCGAGCCCCGAGGGGCCGGAGAAGCTGACGCCATCCGGAGTGGGCTTGGCGTCGATGCTCGTCCAGGGAGTCACCGTGCCCGACGTGACCAGGCCAAAGCGACCCACCTGGTGCACGCGGGAGCCGGTGCTGGCGCTGTCCGCCACCCACAGGTGGTCCTCGGCGTCGAACGCCAGGGCGCTCGGCTCGCCGAGCCCCGAGAGCTCCACCTCGGGCGTGGGCGAGCCGCTGGCGGTGAGCTGGGCGGCGCCGAAGCGCAGCACCTTGTCGCTGAAGCCGACGGAGACCCAGAGGTTCCCCATCCTGTCGAAGGCGAGGGCAATGGGGCCTGGGAAGCCTCCGCGCAGGGCGCTGCCCGTCAGGGTGATGTCGGGCGCGCGGACACCCGAGGCTCCGAGGTCCCGGGCGGGATAGCGCCGGATTTCCCCCGAGCTGAGCGCCACCCAAAGGTTGCCTCGTCGGTCGAACGCGAGCCCTGAGGCGCGGGGGATGGCCGGGGTGGAGTCCAGCAACACTGTGGCCGAGGGGCTCCCGGAGGCGCCGAGGCTCTCTGCGGAGAAGGCCTCGATTTCGGCGGCGCCATTGCTCGTGGACAGCCACAGCTTCTGGCTGCTGGGGACGAGCGCATAGTCGACCGTGGCGGTGACCGTCTGCCCGTCGCGGACGCAGACCTGGGAGGTCGGTGCGTCATAGGCCGTGCGAATCAGCGGCCCACTCCCGCCGGTGGGCTCGGGAAGGAGGTTCCACGTGCCCGCGGAAAGTCCCTCCAGCCTGCGCGAGGCATCAATGATCCGCAGCCCGTTCCCGTTGCGCAGGGTGACGATGGAGGCGGCGGAGGAGGGGATCCCGCGGATGGTGACCTCCAGCGTGCCCTGGCCCGTGGTGGGACAGTCGTTCGGTTCTTCGGAATCCCCGGAGTCACCACACCCCAGGAAGAGCGGCACGCCGAGCGCGAGGACGATGAGGCCTGTTCGCATTGGGGGCATCTCCTTATCATGGCTGACCGGGTTCAACTTGAGAGGCTGGATTCCTTCGCACCCGCGCGGAAAAGTGGCCGGCTCGAGGCCCGCGCGTTCCCCGTCGAGGACACCTCCGCGGGCCCTTCGTTGGGCCAGCAGCACCAGGTTGGCGAGGCGCTGGACCTGGATGCCCTGGAGTCCATCGCCCGCGCGGCCGCGCAGCACGACGAGGGGTGGGAGCTGGAGACGGCGGAGACGTCGCCGGAGCTGGCGGAGGACCCGGCATCGGCTGTCCACCTGCCCCTTGATGTCCGCGCCGTGGCCCGCGTCGTCGCGGGGAGCCCGGCGAGTGCCGCTTGACTCATGGCGGACGGGTCGCGTCAGGCAGGCGCCGCTCCAGGACTCGGCGGGGGGACTCCTGGAACATACTCCTGAGGCGTGTCAGCGATGAGGTTGATTCTGACTCTCGTCAGGGAATGTCGTGCTGGTTGTTTGTGAGTACGATCGGACTGGGGGCTCGTCGCCGGGGTCGGAAGTGACATCTGGAAGGCTCTGCGTAGTGTGTTGTAGAGGTTAGGAATGACGCGGTAGTGCGTCGGAACCGGGGGAGTCGATGTCACGCGTACGGTCGGATCATTTGCTCTGGCTGTTGTCGGAGATAGATTTGGATGAGATTGAGCGGGCCGAGCTGATTGCTGGTGTGTTAAGCAACATGCGCCTCCCGAGAAAGGCGGCGCTCGATGCGATTGAGAAGCAGCGTCCGGGGGCAACGGCGCGTCTGTCGAAGCTATGGACGGCGTATAGCCGACAGTCTCTGTTCCTGTGGGCTGCTCCAACGCTTCAGCGTTTCGAGTCCGAGGTGGATACGCGCAATGCTGTAGCGGCAGCGGTGCGGGCAAGCACTAAGCAGGATTTTCATCCCGCCCAACTGACAGAGCACTGGGTTCGCCTCGAAGAACAGAAGGCAGATGCACGGCTCAGTGTTGTCGAGGAGGACGAAGAAGATGAGGCGCCGTCGGAGATCGTGCCGCCAAGAGTGGTAAGTGTTCGAAGTGGTCCGCAGTCGATTGATGCGACAGTGCGGCTTACGAAGCACCTTCATGTTATTTATGAGGATACTGAAAAGGCTGTTGTTGTAACCCAGGACGTTGGGCTCTCACTTGAACTGGGTGCACAGGGGCGCCTAATGAAGGTCTACGGGGGAAATCAAGCGTCACGCAAGGCGGTGCGAGCCTTTGTTGAGTGGGTCACCGGGGAGCCATTGCCCCAGCGAAATCCGGCATTGGCGCGTCATCTAGTTGCAGTACAGTTCACCGAAGGTCATGTAATGGCACTTGCTGACCGGCTCCAGCTTGACTTCGTTGGAATGAGCGGGTCGGACGCTCGCGATGTAGTTGGAAAGGTCAGCTTCGAGGGGAAGCTAGATGGCTTCCGCTTGGCTCCCCTTGATGTGACGGATGACCGGATAAAGAGCCAAGAGGACATGCCTCAGGACCTTCGGGTCTACAACTGGGACTATGAGCATCCGGAAGATAAGTTTGTTGAATATGGTCGAGTAGCTTTTGTTATGAATGCTCGCCATTCGTACCTGAACTTCTTGGTAAGAACCAGCCAAGCGGCCATGGCGGATGTGGTCCGGGAGCTTTGGGCTGAGGTCAGACCGTAGCACTACACTGAGCTCCTATGGGGGCAAGAGAGAAGGCAGAAGAGGTTCGGATGAGCGTTCAAGAACGCATCGAAGCGGCTTATCTGGGGCCAAAGAGGTCCGCTCTCTTCGCCCTCGAACAGTTTCTTGCGGCAGAACTTGGGACGGCCGATGAGGTGGCTAGTGCTCTAAAAGCACTCGTCGATGAATCATTTTTGAGTGCCCGTGCGACTCTTGTCTGTGCCTTCGGTCACGAGTTCTACGGAGGGTCGCTCCCAGACGCTTTGTCGAAGCTGCGGTCAGAGTGTTCGAGGGTGGATTGTGAATCGCATGCCTTGACCGAAAGCGAAAAGCGCGAGGCTGATTTCCAGGCGCGCGTTGTCGTCCGCTACTCGATGACCAAGCCCTGGAAGATGGCTCTTGAGGCGCAGCAAAAAAAAACTCCGCAGATGGCATAGTCGCGTTGACTTCCCCAGTGCGCGAGGATGTTGGTCTGCCATCTATGGCGGATGCCCTGCGTCGACTGGGATACGAGAAGGCTGGTGTTCCGGTCTCGGTTCTTGAGATGCATTTTCATGAGAAGGTTTATGTTTCGCGTAACGAGATTAGCGGAGACAATAATCTTCTTGGAAATGCCCAAGATGGTGAGCAAAGCCGCCTTTCGGTAGGTCAGGTGTTTGAGCGAAGGGGTGATTCGATGTCTCGGAAAAAGGATCGAGAAGAGGCTGCGCCAGAGCTTCGAGCCACGGCTACTGGGGGCTCGCGGCAGGAGGATCTTCACGCTCCTCAGGGGCGGCTCATTGCAGAGGCAGCGGACAAGAGTTCACAGAAAGGGCTCTCGACAGCGAGGGAGCCGGGAGCGAAGCGTTTTCGGTGGACTGATCCAACTGTTGTTGCAGCGCTAATTACCGGTGTCTTTGCGCTGTTCGCTGCGTACATTGCCGTCGCCCACAACTGGCTCAAACCCCCACCATCAGAGACTGTAGGACCACCTCCATCCGTGAACAGTTCGCAGCCTTAGCCTGCCTGACGTTTTCTGATTGAGTGATTGCTCTGGGCTGGCGGTGCTTGAGGGCACAGTTCGCGGCTGCTGTGTTCAGCAGCGCATGTCAGGCGAGGACCTGCGCGGTTGGCGCAGGGAGTGGCTTCCGCTGGTGACGCGCCGGCAGCGCCACCGCGGGAATCACCGCTACCTCTGGGGGCTACGCCCAGGTGCGCGGCGCAGGCTGCCTCCGTCACTGCCGTTCCCGAAGTGGAAGCCTGAAGAGGGCCGAGCTTCACGCTATGCGGTCGCCCGCGCATGGGGCCATTCGCTCATCGCGAAGTACCTCCCGCAGCACAGGACGGCTCCACCGCATCGAGGAACCGTGGTGAATTGTCCTCCCCTGGTAGACTGGCGGTTCTTCCTAGGGAGCGTATGAGCGGCCTGACTTTTGAAGGCGTGGTACAGCAGAAACGGTTCCCAGTCGTCATCCGTATGAGGAACCCGCCACTCTTCTGCAAGACGCCGTACATGGAGGGCAACCGGGCGTTCCTTCAGCTCTCCACGCGGAGACCCATCTGGAACTCGAAGCACAAGCTCTGGGAGCTCCCTCTCTCTTGGTTCAACGACATCGTGAGGAAATGCGCGCTGCGCTGGGGGACCGTCTATGTCATCCAGCCATTCAACGAGATGGAGAAGTGCGCTCGGGCCTGCTGGGATGCACTCGGGCTGGAGTGCAACTGTTCCTGCATGGGAAAGAACCACGGCACGGGACAGCCTTCGGGACGCTGGTACGAAATCTCTGATGCGTGTGCCATTTTGTGGGAGGGTGAGAGCCTCCGGATCTCGGTTGTCCATACGAAGAACAGGCCGAGCTGAGGGGGCACTCAATGAAGTGCTGGGTTCAAAATGGTTGCGAGATGCGCGGTGCAATTTCTGTTTCGGCAGAGACCGCTTTCGAGGAGTCGTGAATGCCAATTCTGTTTCGGGGCGATGAGAAAATCTGCGAGGTCGAGGTCATGGAGCATAACCCTGCTCGGAGGGAGTCTTCGGGGAGTAACGCCTCCGTGCAGGAAGGTTTTGAGCAGTACATCCTGCGCCCCCGCGCATTCGATTGGCCCGCTGGTGTGGAAGAGAGCGGTTGCCGTCTTGAGTTTGAGGATGGTCGCAGCCTGAGCCTCAGGTTCGTCAAGAATATCGGAAGCAGAGGACGTATCCTCGCGGCTGTGGAACCCTGACCTTCGCTCCAGGTGTCCAACGGGGGCTCTACAGGATCCTCGAGGTTCTCGCGGCTCCTGTCCTCCCACTGCCTGACGCTCGGGGCCCATGCGCTCCCGTGCTGTTGCAAGCCGTGCCCCCTCGCGCCCGAGAAGGCCGCCTGCCGTCACCATCGGCGGGGCGCCCAGGCCGCTTCCCCGCGTTCGCTTCGTTCGTCACCGCAGCCGCCACGCCCTCGCTCGCGTCTACTTCCGCCCCATGGGGCTGCGTCCGCGTGACGTCGCCGAGTGGCCGGACATGCGGCAGGGCATCCTCAACATGGGCGCCCGGGCGTTCGCGGGGCGCAGGCCGGGGGGGGCCGTCATCCACTACTGGGCGGCGCCGGACGTGGCCCCGCTCCACCTCGCCTACATCCTCGGCCACGAGGTGGGGCACGTCTCGGGCAAGCAACTGCGCTCGCGGCGCAACACGTGGCGGGAGGAACTGCGCGCGGACGAGTACGGCGCGGCGGCGTACCTAGCGCTGAAGCACGTCCTCTCCTGGGCGAAGAAGGCGGGTGCCGCGTGATGCTCGAAGCGAGCGCCCTCGTGGGCGTCGAGGTCCGCGAGTCTCCGTTCCTCCCACCCGGGCACTTCGTGGGCGTGGGGCAGGTCCTCTTCACCCGGCACATGAGCGAGTTCCTCCTGCTCCTGTCCGGCGCCCGTTGGCACGTCGAGCGGGACAGGTGCCCCTCCTGGACGGACGCCACCGAGTGCCAGTGCATGCGCGGCGGTGATGCGTGAGCGTCTACGTCGACGAGCTCGTTGTGCACCCGCCCCCGAAGGACGCGGCCGCTCGTCACGCGGGCGCGCGCTACGGGCACCGCTGGTGCCACCTCTTCTGCGACCCGGGCGAAGAGGCGGACCTGCACGCATTCGCGGCCCACATCGGCCTGAAACGTGAGTGGTTCCAGTCTCCGCCGGCGGCGAGCAAGCCCCACTACGACCTGACGCCCCCGCGCCGCGCGGCTGCGCTCGAGGCTGGCGCCGTGGAACTGGACCGCGCGGGGCTGCGCGCCTTCTTCGCGCGGTGGAAGGCGGCCCGGCCATGAGCGCTCCGAAGCTCCAACGCAGTAGGAGTGGACCCGCCCGTGCGACACCTCGTCGGCGGGTAGCTGGCCGTGGAGGTCGGCGACGCCGCCTCGCGCCGGTGCGCTCGGTCTCCCCCCCGGACTACGCGGGGCTCGGCGCGGCGGTGGGCCACCTGGTGACGGAGAAGCAGCGCGCCTACGGCAAGGCCGTCCATGTGCTGGCACTCCTGTACCCGGACGGCATCCCGCGGGCGAAGTTCGACGACGCCCTGGCCGTGGTGCGCGTGGTGGACAAGCTCTTCCGCGTGGCGACGGACAGGGACGCGCTGGGCGAGTCCCTGTGGCGGGACATCGCCGGGTACGCCCTCCTGGCCACGGAGCGGGTGGAGCGGCAGCGGCGGCGACGCGGGGGCTCGAGGTGAGCACCGGGCCCACGATGAACGAGGAGCTGCTGGAGCGCTCCATTGCCCACGCGGTGCAGGTGGAGCGGTACAAGGCGGGACTCGTCCGGCGCGTGGTGGAGGTGCTCAACGAATCCGAGGAGGACCTGGAGGCCGAGCTGACGAAGCGCCTGGCGCGCATCGAAGCGGCGGGCGGGTACGACGCGGGGCCCGCGGTGACGCGGCGCATGGAAGAGACGCTGGCCCGTGTGGGCGCCGTGCGCGCCGAAGCCTACGGCACCGCCATGGGCCTGCTGACGGAGGAGCTGGGCCTCTTCGCCACGCACGAGGCGCGGTGGCAGGCTGCCGTCCTCAAGGAGACGCTCATCGCCGAGCTCTCCGTGGCGACGCCCACTGCGGAAGTGCTGCACGCGGCCGCCTTCTCCCGGCCCTTCGAGGGGCATGTGCTGAAGGACTGGGCTGACGCGCTCGCCCCTGCCGACCTGGACCGCATGGGCCGAGTGGTGCGCCAGGGCATGGTGGAGGGGAAGACGACGCAGCAGATGGTGCGCGAAGTCATCGGCACACGGGCGCAGGGCTACTCGGACGGCGTGCTTGAGACGAGCCGGCGCAACGCGGAGTCGGTGGTGCGCACCGCCACCAACCACGTAGCCACCCAGGCCCGGGAGGAGACGTACAGGGCGAACGCCGACATCGTCCAGCACGTGCGCATGGTGGCCACCCTGGACGGGCGCACCACGCTGGTGTGCATGGCGCTGGACGGGAAGGTGTTCCCGGTGCGCGACGGACGCCGTCCTCCCTTCCACCGAGGATGCCGGACCACCACGTCACCCGTCATCGACGGCGTGAAGCTGATTGGAGACAGGCCCTCTGTCACGGACACTCGCACAAGGCGTCAGCGGGACATCGACTTCCGCGCCGAGGCGAAGGCCAAGGCGGGCGAGGAGCGCTGGAAGGCCATGTCCACGAAGGAGCGCGACGCGGCCATTTCTCGCCAGCGCCAGAAGTGGACGCGGGAGAACGTCGGCCAGGTGCCGAAGGGGCTCTCCTACGAGGACTGGCTGCGCAAGCAGTCCCGGGCCTTCCAGGACGAGGTCCTCGGGCCGACGCGCGCGCAGCTCTGGCGCGAGGGAGGCCTTCCGCTGGGCCGCTTCACGGACGCCAGCGGGAAGACGCTGACGCTGGAGCAACTGCACGCGGTGGAGGCCGCGGCTTTCAAGCGGGCGAAGTTGTAGCCGGCCCGCGCTGACGAAGGGAGAGGAAGCACATGCCGTTCGAGTGGCAGCCGGAGCTGGAGAAGGTGGACGAGGTGCCGGAGAAGCTCCGCGCGCTCTACACGAAGGTGGACGCGGCGGAGGGTGCGCCCGAGAAGTACGTCCTCGACGAGGAGTTGGCGAAGCGCCTGGACACCTCCGCCCTCACCGGGACGCTGCGGAAGGAGCGCGACAGCAACAAGGCGCTGAGGGGCCAGCTGGCGGGCTTCGAGAAGCTGGGGCTGAAGACGCCGGAGGAGGTGGAGCAGCGCCTCGCGGAGCTGGGCACCCAGCTCGCCGACGCGCAGAAGGGCGTCAAGGGCGCGGAGGTGTGGGCGAAGGAGCGCACCTTGCTGGAGGAGAAGCACTCCAAGGTGCTGGGCGAGAAGGAGGCCGAGGTGAAGCGCCTGACGTCCGTGCTGCACAAGCAGCTCGCCGAGGGCGCCGTCCGCGAGGCCCTGACGAAAAATGAGGGGGCCATCGAGTTGATGCTACCCATCATGGCTCCTCACGTGGTGCTGGTGGAGGAGGCTGGGAAGTTCCTGGTTCGGGTGGTGGATGACGAGGGGAACCCTCGTGAGAACAAGTCGGGCAGCCCCATGACGGTTGACGAGTACGTCGTGGAGCTGAAGAAGGACTCGCGCTTCACCCGCGCCTTCAAGGGCACGGGCTCCTCGGGCGGCGGGATGCCCCCGGGGGCACCCCCGGGAGGGATTCCCGGGGGCGGCAAGTTGACTGCGCTGGAGCGCATTCAGCGCGGGTTTGGCAGGAAGTAGCACCCGTCGTGGGTGCGCGGGATGCGGCCCACGACAAACCGGGAGGGATTCCCGGCGGCAGTCACTCTTTCGTCAGTCCATGAATGACAGAGGGCTTCCAGCAGCCTCGCCCTTGGCGCGCCCTCTGCCTGTCTCGCATTCCCTCGCTCCGAGGAGGAGCGCACTCCTATGCCTTCAATCACCCTTGTCGAAGCCGCCAAGCTCAGCCAGGACGACCTCGTCGGCGGCATCATCGAGAACATCGTCACCGTCGACGCCTTCTACCAACGCCTTCGCTGGGAAGCCGTGGAAGGGCCGGCCATCGTCTACAACCGCGAGTCCTCGCTGGGTGACGTGCAGATGCTGGGCGTCGGCGGCACCATCACCGCCAAGTCGCCCACCACCTTCGTCCAGGTGACGAGCGCGCTGAAGCGCATCATCGGCGACGCCGAGGTGGACAACTTCATCGAGGCGACGCACTCGGACACCACCGACCAGAAGGCGCTCCAGGTGGCCGGCAAGGCCAAGGCGGTGGGCCGCAAGTACGCCAACCTGCTCGTCAACGGCACCGGTGCCAATGACGAGTTCGAGGGCCTGCTGGGGCTGGTGAGCGCGGGCCAGACGCTGGTGGCCGGGCCGAACGGCGCCGACCTCTCCTTCGACTTGCTGGACCAGCTCCGGCAGAAGGTCACCGCGAAGGACGGGAAGCTCGACTTCTACATGATGCCGGGCCGCACCATCCGCTCCTACAAGGCGCTGCTGCGCGCGCAGGGCGGCGCCGGCATCATCGAGACGGTGCAGTTGGCGGACGGCGTGGAGGAGGTCCTCGTGTACGAGGGCGTCCCCATCTTCCGCAACGACTGGATTCCCACCAACCAGACGCAGGGCACCAGCACCACGTGCACCAGCATCCTCGCCGGGTGCCTCGACGACGGCACCCGCAAGGTGGGCATCGCCGGGCTGCACGCGAAGAAGCAGATGGGCATCCACGTCGCGGACATCGGCGAGGCGGAGACGAAGGACGAGTCCATCACCCGCGTGAAGTTCTACTGCGGCCTGGCCGTGTTCAGCGACCTGGGGCTGGCGGTGCTCCAGGGCGTGACGAACTGAGCGGCGCGCTTCTCGGCTGGGCCCGCCCGCGGGGACTTCCTTCCCAGGCGGGCCCAGCCCTCAACCTCGCGCCCAGCACGTGCTGGGTGCATTCCCTGTGGAGCAACAGATGGCTGGAAACCGATTGACGGTGGAAGTGGCGCTGGTGGGGCCGCGCGAGGGGGAGACGTGCAGCCTCGCGGGCTTCGACTTCAAGGACGGTGTGGCCGAGGTGCCGAGACACGCGGCGACGGCCCTCCACATTCTCGGCAAGTACCACAACGCCTTCCAGGTGGACTCGCGCGAGTACGAGGATGCCCAGGCGAAGTGGGTGAAGGAGAAGGCGAAGGCGAGCGCGGAGTCCATCGGCGCCGTGGACCCGAAGCTGGCGGTCGCCCTGGAGGGCGCGCGCGCGCACATCGACTCGCAGGACGCCGAGCTGGAGCGCCTCCGGGCCGAGCTGCGCGAGGCGAGGGCGGCGAGCGCCGAGAGCGCGAAGGTCCAGGCGACGACGGAACTGCCGAAGGCGCCGGCCGAGGAGACGCTGGCGGCGGACAGCAAGGCGAAGGGGAAGGGCAAGGGCAAGGAGTAGCCCGCGCCCGAGGAGTAGCCGCCCATGCCCATTGAAGCGACTCCAGGAGGCCCTTCCTCCGACTCGTACTGCACCCTGGTGGAGGCGGACGCCTACCACTCCGCGCGCGGCCACAACGCGGAGTGGGCGGCGGCCTCGGTAGAGGAGAGGGAGCGCGTGCTGAAGTGGGCGACGCGCGTCCTCGACACCCACTACCGCTACCTGGGCACGCGGGCGTCTGCCGAGCAGGCGCTGGCGTGGCCGCGCCGTGGCGTCGTCTTCGACGGCGCCAGGGTGTCTTCCACTGCCATTCCGTCGCAGCTGCGGTGGGCGGTGGCCGAGTTCGCCTTCCGGCTTCTCCAGGAGGACTGGACGGCGGGCCTGGGCCCCGTGGTGGACGAGGGCGTCCAAGTGGGGCCGTTGAAGACGTCGAAGGAGACGCACGTCGCCATTCCGGCGGAGGTGGCGGCGCTGGTGTCTCCGTTGGTGGTGCCCCGGCTGGCGGGCCTGGGCAGCTTCCAGGTGGTGCGCGGGTGAGTGCCCTGGCGGACAGGCTGGCGCGCAAGTCCCTCGCGCTGCTGACGAAGTACGGCCAGTCGGCCTCCCTCACCCGACGCATGGTGGGCGAGTACGACGTGGCCACGTCCACGCGTGCCTCGTCCTCCGCCAGCTACCCGGTGCGGGTGCTGGTGCAGTCGGACTCCGGGCAGGACAAGGAGGGCGACTCGCTGCAGGAGGGCACCGCGGTGCGCGCCGCGCGCCGCAAGCTGCTGGTGGGCGCCCGTGGCCTGCCGGTGGTGCCGGGCCCCGGGGACGAGGTGGGTCCGCTGGAGGGCCGCACCTGGCGCGTGCTGGGGACGGACCCACCGGTGCAACTGGGCGGCACGCCCATTCTCTTCACGCTGCGGGTGGCCTCCGCATGAGTCTGCGCGACACGGACAGGAAGGTGCGCAAGGGCGCCAGCTTCTCGCGCCAGGTGGAGTCCTTCGTCAAGGCGACGAAGGAGCGCGCCAACGAGGTGGTGCGGAAGACGGCCCTGGGCCTCTTGGCCAACGTCGTGGAGTCGTCGCCGGTGGACACCGGGAGATTCCGGGGCAACTGGCAGGTGGGCATTGGCGCGCGCCCCTCCGGCACCACGGAGACGGAGGACAAGGACGGCAGCGGCGTCGTCACCGCGGCGGCCTCGGAGTTGGCCGCCGCGAAGCTGGGCGACACCGTCTACCTCACCAACAACCTGCCGTACGCCCGCCGGCTGGAGTTTGGCCACTCGGCCCAGGCCCCGCGCGGCATGGTGCGCGTCACCCTCGCCCACCGACAGGAGATTCTGGGTGAGGCGGTGAAGGACGCGAAGGAGGGCGGTGGCACGTGAGCGCCGTCCACCTCGAGATAAAGCAGGCGCTGGAGGTGCGCGTGGCCGAGGTGCTGGGGCCCGTGATGGGCATGGCCCAGTTGGCCTTCCCCAACGAGTCCTTCACCCCCACGGCCGGCACGCCCTGGGCCAGCGTCCACCACCTGTGGGCGCGCACCTCCCCAGGCACGGTGGGGGTGGACGGCTACACGCGCCGGCCCGGCGTCTTCCAGGTGTCGCTGCACTTCCCCTTCGGCACCGGGGAGAAGGCCGCCGTCACCGCCGCGCAGGCGGTGGTGGACGGCTTCAAACCGGGCACCTCGCTGCCGCGCGGAGACACCACCGTCCGCGTGCAGTCCGCCTCCCTCGCCCCGGGACTCCGGGACGCGGAGTGGTGGGTGGTGCCCGTCAGCGTCTGGTGGCTGGTGCACTCGGTGGGTTGAGCCGCTCCGCGCGGCAGGAGTACTCGCATGGCTTCTTCAGCTTCAGGACAGCGCACCGCGCTGCGCTTCACCGCGGAGGGCGACTACGGCGTCCCCGCCAGCACCACGTACCAGGCGCTCCGCTTCACAGGCACCTCCCTCAACCTGGGCAAGGAGACGTACCAGTCCAACGAGATTCGCGCCGACAGGCAGACGGCGGACTTGCGCCACGGCATGCGCAGCGTCGCCGGCGACGTCTCCTTCGAACTCTCGCGGGGCACCTTCGACGAGCTGCTCTCCGGGGCCCTCTCGGGCACCTGGGAGGCGGTGACGACGGGCGCGGTGTCGCTGGAGGCGGACGCGGACGACGAGTCCTTCGTCCGTGCCACCGGCAGCTTCCTCGCGGACGGCTTCCTGCCGGGCGACGAGGTGGCCGCCACCGGCTTCGCCACCGCGGGCAACAACGGCCGCGCCAAGGTGGTGGCCGTCACCGCCCTGTCCCTCACCGTGGACAAGGCCCTCGCTGCCGACGCGGCCGCCGCCGGGCGCACCGTCGCGCTGGTGGGCCGGCGGCTGAAGGCCGGCACGGAGTTGAAGACGTACTCCTTCGAGCGCGCCTTCACCGACATCAACGAGTACCTGCTGTACCGGGGCTGTGCCGTCAACGCGCTGAAGCTGTCCATCCAGCCCGGCGAAATTGTCACCGGCAGCGTCACGCTGCTGGGCAAGGACATGGTGCAGGCCACCGCCTCCCATGCCACCACCGTCACCCCCGCGGGTACCGGCAGCCCCTTCGACGCCTTCACCGGCACGCTGCTGGAGGGCGGAGTCGTCGTGGCCAACGTCACCGGTGTGGAGCTGGACGTCAGCAACGGGCGCAGCACCAAGGGCGTCGTCGGCCAGCGCTCGCCCACGGAGGTGCACGAGGGCGGCTTCGCGGTGTCCGGCAACCTGTCCGCGTACTTCCAGGACGGGACCCTCCTCAACCGCTTCATCAACGAGGAGGAGTCCTCCCTCGAGCTGCTGCTGGTGGACGTCAACGGCGTGGACTTCCACCGGCTGTACCTGCCGCGAATCAAATACACGGGCGGCGACTTGGACAACCCGAAGGAGGGCCCCGTCGTCCTCTCGCTGCCCTTCACCGCGCTCCTCGATGCGACGGCTGGCACCAGCCTCGTCTACCAGCGCAGCAACCCGTAGCCCTCCCGGGCGCGGCCTGCACGTGCGCGCTCATCCCCTCGTAGTCCCCAAGGAGTCCCCCGTGTTCGACTTGTCCTCCATCCGCCACCGCGACAGCGCGGAGGTGTCCATTCACCACCCCGTCACCGGCACTCCCACCGGAATCATCGTCATCCTGGCCAGTCCCGACAGTCCCGTCGCCCGCGCGGCGGAGCGCGAGCTGCGGGAGCGCTCGCTGACGCGCCTCCAGTTGGGCAACCGCAGCGCCGCCAACACCGCCCGGGAAATCGAGTCCGACGCGGTGGACATGCTCGTGCGGCGCACCCTGGGCTGGCAGGGCTTGGTGGAGAACGGCAAGCCCGTGCCCTTCTCCGCGGACGCGGCCCTGCACCTCTACACCGAGCACCCCTGGCTGCGCCGCCAGGTGGACGACGCGCAGGCGGACCGCTCCCGTTTTTTCGAGGCCTCGCCGAGCAGCTCCTCGGCTACGCCCGACACCAGTTCCACCTGAGCAAGCCCGAGGGCGAGGGAGGCGTGTCGCTGCGCGCCCACCTCGAGCAGGTGGCCAAGGCCACCGGCAAGGCGCCCGTGGCGCTGGTGGGTGAGTACGCGCTGCCGGACGCGCTCGCCCACGTCTGGGGCTGGTTCTGCGAGCTGAGCGGCGCTCGCGGGGCAGGGGGCTTCTCCATTGCCCCCATTGGCTTCCAGGACATCGAAGCGTGGGCCCGTCTCACTGGCCACCATCCCACGCCTGCGGAGGTGGGCCTGCTGCGCCAGCTCGACGACGTCTTCCGGGATGAGCTCAGTCCGAAGTGAGGAGGTACGAGGTGCCGGGACGACTACTGCTGGGCCGGGGCGGCCTGCTGCTTGTGCTCCTCTTCCTGCCTGGCTCCCTTCTCTGCTTCCCAGTCCGCCATGACTGCGTCGATTCCGCGCAGCTCGGACACGGGCTTGGTCATCTCGATTCCAGTGTCCCGGTCGCGAAAGCCCACGTGCGTCCACCCCTCCTTCTCCAGCTGCTCCTTGCCGGCGTCGTAGTTCGGCATCTCCCGGAGCATGGCGGCCCGGACTTCGTCCGGGTCCTTGGACCCAAACGGCTGAACTCGAATGATCGTGGTGTGGTGTTTCCCACCCGTGTCCCATCGCAGCTCGGGACTCCCATGAGCCTCGTTGCTGTACCGGACCGACTCGACGCGCTCCGCTTCGAGCCGCTTCTCGTCGTCAGAGCGACAGGCGCAGGCAGCAATCAGGAGCAGGGCAACGAAGGCGGGGCGGACGCGCATGGTCCAGGAAACCAGCACAGCGTGAGTACCCAGGTCCACTGGTCACACATTCAGGTGCTCACGTCCCCGCGCATCTGCCTCGCATCGAGCCTGAACGGAGTCTACCGTGTCTGAGCAGTTCGACCTGGCCACGCTGTCGGTCCGCATCGACACCTCCGAGGCGGCAGGAGGGGTGCAGGGACTCAGCGACCTGACGAAGGCTGCGGAAAAGACGGAGACGGCGACCACGAAGGTCGAGTCGGCCACCGCACAGTTTCAGCGTGAGATGGCGAAGATGCTCAAGGAGGTGGAGGCCAACACCAGAGCCTTCGACGACATGCGAAACAAGTTGAAGGAACTGGAGCGCGTGAGCGCGCTCTCGAAGACCTTCGACATGGCGGCCGAGGCGGCGAAACGGTTTCAGAAGTCGATGGAAGACACGAAGGTGTTGGACACCTTCAACGAGAAGCTGAAGCTGTTGGAGGGCTCAGCGGGGCGCCTCACGTCTGCATTCGGGGACACAGGCACCATCCACCGGTTCATGAACGAGCTGAACAAGGCGTCCTCGGCCATGTCGAAGATGCAGGACGACATGCGCGCCGCGAAGTCCGTCCAGGAGGTGGCGAAGGCCGCAGAGCTCGCGAAGTCGCCCGTGGAACAACTCTCCAAGGGGCTTGGCGGACTCGCCGGCAACCTCATGGGCATGGTGGCAGTGGGGGCCACGTTGCGGAGCGTCACCACCGAGGCGCTGGGCTTCTCCACGGCCATGGCCCAGGTGAGCACTCTGCTCGAGGACAACCAGCTCGGGATGATGGGCCCGCTTGCGGAGAGCGCGAAGCGACTGGGCGCCCAGTTCGGCCGTGGGCCCACCGACCAGGCCAAGGCGCTCTACGAAATCATGTCCGCTGGTGCCGCCGACGCGGCGAAGGCCACGGAGATGCTCGCCATCGCCAACAAGCTGGCCATCGGCGGTGTGACGGAGGTGAGCGTCGCGGCCGACGGCCTGACGTCCATCATGGCCAGCTACGGCACCCAGCTCCGGAGTGCCACCCAGGCCGCCGACGCCATGTTCGTGTCGGCAGCAGACGGCAAGACGTCTATCGAGACCATCGCCCGCCACATCGGCAAGGTGGCGCCGATTGCGTCCCAGACGGGCGTGTCGCTCCAGGAATTGCTGGCTGCAAACGCAGCGCTCACCAAGGCTGGCATCAAGACGGAGACGGCCATGGAGGGGGTGAGGGCCATCCTGGCGCAGGTGGCCAAGCCTTCCAACGAAGCCGCCATCCTGGCGAAGGAACTCGGCATCGAGTTCAACATCGCCGGCCTGAAGTCCAAGGGCTTCGCGGGCTTCCTCCAGGACATGAAGGACAAGACGGGTGGCAGCACGGAGTTGCTTGCTGCGCTCGTTGGCGGCGTCGAAGCGCTGCTTCCGGTAATGACGCTCTCGGGCTCGGCCTCGGTGGACTTCGCGACGTCGCTCCAGAACATGGAGACGTCAGCCGGGAAGACGGAGTCCGCCTTCAAGAAGATGGCGGAGACGCCGCAGATGAAGGTGGACCAGCTCCGTGCGCGCTTCGCCGCCCTGCGAATCGAGGTGGGCGAAGAGCTGCTCAACTCCGTCTCGCCCGCCATGGATGGGCTGTTGGCGAACTTCGAGGAAGTGACGACGGCGGCTCGCTACCTCGCCCAGGCGCTGGCGGTGATTGGTGCCGCGCGCGCGGTCGCATGGGGGCAGGAGTGGACGAAGGCTTTGTTGGAGAAGGCGGCAGCCGCGAAGAAGGCGAAGGAGGCGGTCGTCGAGGCGGCGCTGACCGAATCGCACTACAAGCGAGCCGTGGGGGAGAGTCGCGCTGAGTCGCTGAGGAATGCGCTGGCCCAGCTCGAGAAGCGACAGGCCACGCTCCAGGCGGCTGCCGCGGTCGAGGGCTCGGTGTTGGCCTCCCGCAAGGCTGCCATCGAGTCCAACCTCCTGGCGCAGGCGAAGGTGCGAGAGGCGCTTGCCATCGAAGGCGCGACGTTCGCGACGCGGGCAGGCTCTGCCGCGCTGGCGGCCATGGGCGGGCCCATCGGCGTGGTTGTCATCGCCCTGGGCGCAGCCGTCACGGCGTTCGCCGAGTTCGGCCGGGCTGCGGAAGAGGCGCGCGAGAAGGCGATGCAGCACGCTCAGGAGTCGGCCGCCGCGGTGGGGCGAGGTTCGCAAATCGTGGTGGACCTCATGACCCAGACGAAGGCCCTTGAGGATCAGGCCAGGGCGCTGGAGCGCCTCACCATTGCAAAAGAAGAGGTCGCCGCCCTGGGTGGGAAATACCAAGACCTTCTCACGAGCGAAGTCGACACGATTGGTGAACTCGCGGCAGTAGTCCGGCAGGTCGCTGGCGATGATTTGAAGGCGGCCCACGCGGACATCGCGCGCATGACTGCCGCAGTGAAGGAGAAGCAAAATCGCATCGTCACCGTGAATTGGACATGGGCTGGACGAGGGAAGCCGTTCTCCGAGGTTCGGAAGGACCCGCGGTTCGCGGCGCAGATCGAAGAGAAGCTCGTCCCTTTGGAGAAGGAACTCGCTGCTCACCAGCAGCGTGCTGCCGAAATTCAGAAGGCGCTTATCTCGCTGGAGGACGCCGCCAAGAAGGAGGCCGAGCTGGCTGACAAGGTCGCGGGTGCCCATGGCCGCGCGGGGGCCGCAGCTACGAAGTCGGCGTCGGAGACTATTGAGGCCGGCAAGAAGAAGGTCGAGGAGGCGAAAAAGGCCGCTGCATGGCTGGCGAAACTGGAGGAGGACGTCCGCGCCATCGGGAAGACGAAGGCAGGCGCGCTCAACCAGTCGGACGAGTACAAACTGCTGACGGAGGAGCAGAAGAAGCTCGCCGACGTGGCCATCGCGAAGCTGCAGGACGCCGAGGCCACGAAGAAGGCGGCTCAGGCCCGGGACGAGTTGGCGAAGAAGGCGCAGACGTGGCTCGAGCGCATCCAAGAGGAGGCGGGTGCCCTCGGGAAGTCGAAGGCCGAGGCCCTCAGCCTCACCGACGAGTACAAGGCGCTCTCCGCGGAGAAGAAGAAGCAGGCGGACGTGGCCATCGCCAGGTTGAAGGAGGCCGAGGCCACGAAGGCGGTGGAGAAGGCCGAGAAGGAGCGCCTCCAGAATCTCCAGCAGCTCAACCGTGAGCTGGGGGACCAATCCGGGACGCGCTTCCTGGAGGCCCAGCGGCTCCTCCGCGAGGAACGGGACGCGGGGCGCCTCAAGCTGGCGGACTACAACGCGCAACTCGCCAAGGCGCGGGAGCTGTGGACGCCGGAGGGCCGCGCCGAGGCCCAGCTCGCCAAGGAATTGGAGAACCTGGAGAAGCAGCTCAACCCCCTGGCCGACGCGCAGAAGCGCATGGCTGCCGTGGAGAAGCTCTTCCACGAGGGCCGCATCGGCGCGGCCGCGTACCGGCGGGAGGTGGCGAGGCTGCAGGAGCAGCTCTCCACCGGCTTCGCCCTGGCCCAGGACGCCGTCACCTCCGCGGCCCAGCACATGGAGGACGCCTTCGTCACCTTCGCCACCACGGGGCAGTTCTCTTTCCGGAACATGGTGGAAAGCATGCTCAAGGACCTGGCGCGCCTCCTGGCCCACAAGGCCTTCATGGCCCTGATGGATACCGCGACGGGGGCGCTCATCGGCGTGACGACGGCGCCGGGCGCGAGCTCGGGCGGGTCCACTGTGGGCGGCGCGGACCTGTCCGGCATGTTCGGCTCCATGCTGGGTGGGGGCG